TTGCCTCCTCATCTACGTAAGGAGCACCGATCCAGGCGGAGAACCCGTGATGTTGGCGTAATGCATCAAGCGTAGGGTACAAAATCGTTGCACCCTTTATGGTTTCAGCATGATCCATTCCCCAAACATCACGTTGCTTTGGGATCTCTGATAAACCCTTAGGCTGTCCCCTCCAAAACCAGACACAAGGATAGAAATCCTCCACTCTTTCAGCTACGCGCGCTCGTTCAAGATAAGCGTTGGCGTACATTCTATCACTTGAAAACCAAGGTAATCCAAGTGATGTGTCCTTGGGCATTAGGCTGTAAGCTGTAGTGTACTCAGTAGGTCGCAATGATCCAGCTGTGACTAATGAACACACGGAATTGAATGCTTGCATTAAGCATCCTTCATCCGGATTCCATTGTTGATTCCAATATCGCATTAGGTTGGGTAACCTATCACGTGCTGGGAGCATAATGGAATAAGGCCCAACTTTGTCACGCTCGTGTTCATCAATCTGGGTCAGCTCTTTGAACTCTGTGAATCCGATTCGCTCTTCGCAGAGGGCGATGATTTCTTCGCGCGGCGCCGCTTGATAAAACGGTGTCCGAAGATCGCGACTAAACCCGGAATCACAACGATCAAGATATCTTTCAAGGCGCTCAACACCTTCAACAGGGAGTTGGCTGTAGAGCTGCCGGAGTCGTCCATCACTTTCCATCCCTCAGCTCCTCACTTGTCTCTTGAGTAGGGGAGCCATGTCGTGAAATGCGCACATCCAATTTGTGCCCATTTGGATTTCGACCTTTCTCCCCTCCCTTAATCTTATGCTTCGTTCCTTTATGCATTTTACGTTTATGTTTACCTTTACCAGAAATGAAGCACCACCACCAAACGCAAACCTATTGTCTAAGGGGCCGACTTGAGGTTCGTTATTTCCACCGCGCTCAATAACCCTTTCCACAACACCTTGACCAGCACCCCGTGCCGCACCTAGGGCAAGCGCTTCAGCTAATTGAGACGAAAGTTTCTGATTCTTTTCTCTCTCAGACATTAATTGCTCATTAACTGTATTTTGCGCATACCTCATTGATGACGCATCCTCCGCCGTTAATCCACCGGAAGTAGGGGTGGTGGATTGGTTAATATTGTTATTATCCCCAGGGCTAGTAGTATTAACAACCACACTAGGAGCCTTCGTCTTAGCAAGTTCTCCCTCCAATCCTTTAATTGCGGTCTCTTCTTTACCGCCAGTGGTTTGAATCGCGTGACGCAATAACCACGCACCATATCCACCCAATAAATATGGAAGGACAGTAGTTCCAAGTGCTACGCCTAAAGCAGTAGCACCAGTCAAAGCAGTACCGCCTTCAATTGCCCCAAG